TTTACGCTTGCCCAGGCATGCCCGACGAGAAGGCCGTGGCAACGTACCGTCGCAACCTGAACTTCGGTTCCAACATCTTGGCCAACACGGCAGAGGTCAACATCATCGACCGTTCACCTATTGACGGGTCAGACAACGTACGTTTCGTGATGCGTTACTCGGCCGGTGTTCAACATGGCATTTCCGGTGACATTTGGTTTGCCGCAACAACTTCGTAAGACATGGCCTGTTCAATGACATCCGCTCGTGGTCTTAATTGCCGCGACCAGGTGGGGGGTGTGAAGGCCCTTTACCTTTCGACATTTGACCCCGCGTTCTACGACGGGTTGACAGTAACTGCAAACACCATTTCGGCCATCAGTGCGGCTCAAACGGTGTACCGTTACGACGTACGTCCACAAACGTCGTCATTCACGGTCACCATGAATGCGGCTGATGCCGGTTCGGCCTCGTACGACATTGCTTGTGAGGTGACCCTCCATTCCATGACGGCAGCCGACAACGAGGAACTGGCAAAAGTGGTTGGGTCCTTGATGGTGGTGTACGTATTGGATGCCAATGACAACGTGTGGTGCCTTGGTGCGCAGAACGGTGTTCAGGTGACCGCAGGGACGGCCTCAACGGGAACGGCCCGTGCCGACCTGAATGGGTACACCTTGACAATTAGCGGTTCTGAAGCTACCTTGCCCTTGCTTATCACCGCAAGTGCCGACGCTACCGCTGCCAACTGGCCGTTTGATTCCATCACCACGACAGTGTACACGGTAACGAACCCGGCTTAAGGGGTAACAGTTTTCCAATCAACAGGGAAGGGGGGCCACGTGTCCCCCTTTCTATTTGGAACAGTTTACGGTGAACCATATTTGTGGGCATGGTACGACTGAACAACGGCACAAACACCCTGACCTTCTCCCCCAACAGGGACCTCCCGTACGGGTCGACGGGTCGGTTGTATTTGACCATCAAGAACAGGTCAACAGGCAAGACCAAATCCACGTACACGGACACCGAGTCGTACGCTGACGCACCACGGGCCGTGACCATGACCATACGTATCAACGACGGTGGTGAGGCCACCGAGACGGGGTACCTTGAGTTGACGGCCCCTGAATTTCCGGCCGGTTACTACTCTTACCTTCTTTACCAAGCAAACGCTGACCAAGAGTTACACCTACTCATTGACGTTGGGGTGCTTTACTACGACATCACCAGTGGTGAGGGTGCCGTAATTTGGACCAACCCACCGTTGACCATTGATTACAAGATTTACCAAAAATGAAACACCAATTCAGTGTGCTTGACGTGCCCACGCACGACATCCCAGTCTTTGAGGAACGCCACGGCAAGACGTGGGTGACCTACGGGTTGGACGACAATTACGGGGCATACCTTGAAAGGTTGTTTCTGCAAAGTAGCATTCACTCGGCCATTGTACAGGGTGTTGGTGCCATGATTTACGGTGAGGGGTTGGAGGCCACTGACCGGGAGGCCAACGACGGCAAGAAAGAACAGTGGTTACGCCTCCAAACCCTGCTGAACAACAGTTCCCAAGACCTGTTGCAGAAGTTGGCCCTGGACCTCAAGTTGTATGGTCAATGCTACATCAACACCATTTGGTCCCGTGACCGTAGCAAGGTGGTGGAAATGCGACACCTTCCCGTCCACACCATGCGGTCAGGGTTGGCCGACAGTAACGGCAAGGTCGACGTGTACTACTACGCCCAGGAGTGGACATCACAAACCCAACCACAAGCCATCAGGTCCTTCTGCTTGGAGGACCGTACCGAGGCCTCCCGTGTGTTGCACATCAAACGTTATGCCCCCTCTTTCCACTACTACGGCATCCCTGACTACGTGGGGTCTTGTGGTTACGTAGAGTTGGACAAGGAGATACAAACCATGCACCTTCAAAACATCAAGAACGGCCTGTTCCCGTCCATGATGTTGTCCTTCAATAACGGGGTGCCCACCGATGAAGAAAGGTGGGACATCGAACGCAAGGTCATGGAGAAATTTGCCGGGGCCGACAACGCGGGCAAACTGTTAATCACCTTCAACGACGGGTCTGACACGGCACCCACCTTTACACCCATCAACACCAACGGCAACGACGGCCTGTATCAATACCTCTCAACCGAAGTTGCCACCAAGGTGTTGTCCGGTCACCGTGTTACCTCTCCCCTGTTGTTTGGGGTACGTGGGGACGGCACAGGGTTTGGCAACAACGCGGACGAGTTACGTGATTCGTACTCCCTATTCAACAACACGGTGGTCATCCCCTTCCAAAACATCTTGCTTGAGGGGTTGTCACCTGTATTTGAGACGGTGGGGTGCAACCTTGACCTCTACTTCAAACCTCTTAAGCCGGCCGACTTCTTGGACCTGGAGGAGGAACAGGAAATGGAGGCCAACTGGAAAGTGAGTGAGGAGGCCTTCAGTATGGACTCCCATGCCGACCAACTCATCAACCTTGGGGAGGACGAGGACCTGACCGACTACGAACTCGTTGACTCCCGTGAGGTGGACTACGACCTTGAGAAGGTGTTAGACAGTGCCTTCTCGTTTGCGTCGGTAATCCCATCCAACCCCAACGCCACGTCACAGGAACAGGACAGTCCCCTCATCAAGGTCCGTTACAAGTACACCGAAGGCCCGGGCCGTGACGCACGTGGTACGGACAAGAGGGGACGTAAGAACCCCACCCGTGACTTCTGCCAAAAGATGATGCGGGCCGGGAAGGTGTACCGCAAGGAGGACATAGATGCCGGCAACGGTGCCAACCCCGGGTTCGGTGAGTTTGGTGCTTCGACGTACGACATCTTCAAGTACAAAGGAGGCCCTCGGTGTCGTCACTACTGGACCCGGTTGACGTACCTACGACGTAACAACGAGCGCATCAGTGTCAACCAGGCCCGACGTATCATCAACGATGTCATCAGGACCCTCCCCTTTGACGAACGTGCCCAATACCGCCTCCCTGACAACCCCAAAGAGGTGGCCATGGTACCCAACGACATGACACACAAGGGGTACTCCCCAAACAACCCTAACAAACCCTCTGACGCACGTTAAACATGGCAACGAAGTTTGTACTCTTTTGTTCCCCCGACTACGTTAAACAGGCCACCGTGCTTGAACGTACCGTTGATGACGACCTGTTGTCACCTTGTATCTACAACGCACAGGAACGGCACATTCTGCCGACCCTTGGGGAGAACCTTTACGACACCATGGCAAGCAAGGTGGCATCATCGGCCGTGAGTGGGGACTACAAGACCCTTCTGGACGCTTATATTGCCCCGGCCTTGGTACATTTCAGCATGGCAGAGGTGATACCACACCTCCGGGTGCGTTTGGCCCTAAACAGTGCCACAACGGCCTCAAGTGATGGGGCCGCTGCCGTACCGGAGGCCGACCTCCGGGCCATTGTGAACAGGGCCGAACAGTTGGGCAACTTCCACAAGGAACGTCTAATTGATTGGTTGATGCAGAACGGGTCGTTGGTACCGGAGTACCTAACCAACACGTCACCACAGTTGCAACCAACACGACGTAACTACACACAAGGTCTAAACGTGGACCCCACGTACGGCAACCAGTCGTACGACATTGTGAAGCAACTTCTTGGCCTAAAAACATGAAACGACAAGACAAACGCACCGTCCGCAACATCAACCTGCTGAAACACTACATCAAACGACATGGCATCTCGGAAGATTTCATCCCTGACAGAACTGGCAACAACACCCGACTCGGGGGACCTGTTACAGGTCATCGACGTAAGTGACACCACCTACGCAGCCACGGGCACAAACAAGAAGATTCAGTTCAGCAACCTGATTCCGGCCCCAACGTACCGGACCATGTTCCACGGGTCGTTCTTTGACGTAGCCATCAGGGACGTGTACTTGCCCATCACCGGTGAATCTGAAAACACACTTCCCCAACGTTGGAGCAAGATACCCATGGGGTACGACGGGTTCCTCAAGAAGGTGGTGGTGCGTCGTGAATATACCCCACCCACGTCGGGGGACCTTACGGTGACGCTACAAGAGACACCGGGTGATGGCACGTCCGTAACAAATGTTGAGGCCATCACAGTCACCCCAACGTATGGCAGCGTGTCAACAACCGTGTTTGACTTTACAAGCGCGGCCGTGTTGCAAGCCGGTTACACTTACAACCTACTGTTGACCAACGGCCTCAACTACGCCATGGGCAACACGTCCTTCACCATCGTTATTGAAATGACATGACCTACAAATCCCAGTTCCTTCAAACCTTGACGGAGGCCGCTGAAAACGACCTAACCGATGCCGTCAACCACCTGTTGCCCATCCTCCAAGAGGTGGACACCGCCCTGGCCGACCTGGAGGCCCGTGTTACCGCTTTAGAACCGACAAAATGATTAGCACTGGAGAACTGATTATCCTTGTCGTGTCCGTGTTGGGCATTGTGTCGTGGATTGTGGCCACCATACAAAATGACCAACTATGAATGAGGTGACCTTATTTGAGGCCGTGACCCTTTGTGTGGGGTTGGTTGGGTTGTACGTTAAGATGCAACAGGAGGTGGGCAAACTGAAGGCCCGTATTCATTTGATTGAGGCCGAACGTGACGAGTTCAGGGCTACCTTGAAGGAGTTACTGAACACCACACAAGAAATCAAGATAATGTTGGCCAAGAAAGGGATAGCATGAAGGCCTTGGAGTCAGGTATGGTGATTCTACATTGCTCGGCAACACCTCCAAGCATGGACGTGGGTGTCGAGTGGATAAGGGACCTCCATGTCCACGGACGGGGGTGGTCTGATGTTGGGTACCATTTCGTCATCAAACAAGACGGGTCCATACAGATGGGCCGGCCGTTGTCACGGTCGGGTGCCCACACCAAAGGGTACAACAACTCCATCGGCATTTGTTATGTCGGAGGGGTGGACGAGGACCACCAACCAAAAGACACCATGACATGGGAACAAGAGTTGTCGTTCTTCCAACTGTGGCACAGTCTGCTCACGCTATTTGGGCCGTTGTCCCTACATGGTCACAACGAGTTTGCCCCCAAGGCATGCCCGTCCTTTGACGTGCAAAGCAAATACCGATTCCTAACAAACTCAAATGATACAAAACGACATGATTGACTTCATTTTGGCCCACTGGGCAGAACTGCTGATTGCCGTCATGGCCTTGGCAAAGGTGGTGGTGAATCTTACACCCACAACGGCCGACAACCAGGTGTTCGGCTACATCGACCTTCTCATCACGGCCATCACGGGTGACCGTCGTAAGAGGGGGGGTGAGTAACACGGGCCTGAAGGCCCTACTCCTCAAACTGGACATCACCGAGGTCTTTAAGACCAAGGGGGACCTCAAACGTTGGTCTGCCAAACGCACCGTCGGTGGTGTCGTTGTACTCACCGCTTGCAACGAGGCCCTCGACAGTGGCATCACGTGGCCTGTTGTGGCCATGTGTGCCGTCGGGGTGCTACCGTTGTGCCTATCCTTTTTTGAAAATGAAAGTCAACCACGTGGCCGCAAACGTCCACACCCTACACACCGAGTTCGAGACAGGGGAGACACAAAGGTTACTCGTTCTCTCTGACGTACACTACGATAGCACCCACTGTGACCGGGAACTCCTAACCAAACACCTTGAGGAGGCCAAGGCCACCTCATCACCCATATTCCTGAACGGAGATTTCCTCGACCTCATGGGTGGGAAGTACGACCCACGTAACACGCTACCGGGGGGCCTACGGCCCGAGTACAGGGGTCAGGACTACTTCGACCTTGTTATTGAGGACGCGGTGCGTTATTTGGCCCCCTACGCACACCTCATCATTGCCTACGGTCAGGGCAACCACGAAACCAACGTACGGAAACGACAACACACCGACCCCTCCCGTCGCATGGTTGAGGGGTTGAAGGCCCTTGGGTCACCCCTGGCCTTGGGTGGTTATGCCGGTTGGATAAGGTGGTATTGCACCTATTCAACGGAGCGTACGTCGTACGTGATACACTATCACCACGGCATGGGGGGCAATGCCCCACGGTCCAAGGGGGTGTTGCATGCTGACATAGACACGGCCCGTTATCCTGATGCCGACTTCATTGTCCGTGGCCACGACCACAACAAATGGCACGTCCCCATGGTGGTCGAACGGCTAACGACCAAGAACCACCGACACCGTAAGACCATACACCACGTCCGTTGTGGGTCATATAAGGCCATGGGGGACGGTGTGTCGGGTTGGGAGGTAGAGAAAGGGTTTGGTCAACCCCGTTTGGGTGGGTATTGGTTGAAGGTGACCCGGAGTGGACACAACAGTCGTGGCAAGAGGGACCGGTTGTGGACAACAAACGTTGAGGAGGCATATTGGTAAACGGTCACCAGGGTGTGACACTTGTTTTTCATGGGTTGGGGGTCCCTGTTTTTATGGGGGTCCCCAATTTTTTTTGCAGAAATATCAAAATAGATTTGGATTCACAATCCAAGTCGACTTATATTTGGCCCATGGAATACACAGAAACACCCATCCACGGACAAGTCGTTAACAGTAACACACGTTGCGACACCTACGAGACCAACGGCATCTACAAACTGGTCTACACCGACCGCCACACCGACGAGACGATTGCTACGTATTGGAGCATGCCGAGTGAGAGTTTGGTGAAGTTCTACTACCGAGTGTACAAAACACAACAGGACTGCAAATAACCCCCCATGGAAAACACAAACACACAAACCATGACCTACACATTCACCCCCCAACAGTTGGCCGACCTTATTGACGACGCATTTGACCTTGGCAAGGTTTACGCCACCGACGAGTTGAACACATTGCCGGCAGGGTTCTTTGCCAACACCACCACGGCCGTCTACAAGCGCAACGATAGCACGGCCGACTGTTGGACAAGGTTCCTTGACGACAACGGTGGACACGGCCTCCACAGTGGTGATGCCAAGTTGGACCTGTTGACCAAACACCTGGTGAACCACCTCCGTGACAATTTGGACGTTGACTTCGACTGATACAAACCCGGGGGGCCTTGTGCCCCCCTTAACACACCCCAACATGAAAGACGAACGTAAAGTGTACCTCCAACTCCAAACGGAACTCCAAGACGAGTTACAAGCAAACGGGTTTAACCTGGTCGACTGTGGTGACTGTGGTTTCACCTTCCTGTACCGTACCCACATCATCAACCTTGAGGCCGCTACCATGACCTACAAGGACAAGCGTCGACGTGAGTACGTGACATGCCCCTGTTGTTTGCAAACACAGGCCACGTATGACTGTCCTGACCACTTCTATCCCGGGTTTGAGGAGTCGGCCGAGTTTAGGGCATTGGACGATTGACGCTTCTTTTTTCCAAGTTTGTTTGGATTCTTAATCCAAGTGACCTTACATTTATGACATGGAAAACAACACACCACTGACCCAAGCCCAACAGGACGAACTGAATGCCCTGTGCCGTTACTACGATTTCAACGGCCCCGGCTACAACCAACCCGAAGGCAAACGTGCCCGGGCCTATATGAGAGCCGCATGGAACGAGACCTTGCGTATTCAAGGTGGCATCAACACCAAGGAGCAACGCATGGCCCGTCGTGAGGCCCGTGACCGTGACCTGTACAACGCCATGACAAACCTCTGAGCCATGGACAAGCACAACACGCCAAGGGTGGTCCGTTACACAAGGTTCTACGACCAGGGTGTATTCACGTACCGTATGATGGTTGATTACCACACAACAGGTTGGACAAGCAAGAACATGACGGCCGACGAGTTCCGGGGCCATGTCAACGAACTGTACGACAAGGAGCGTGTGTGGGTTGACGGTGTACCGTACCACGCATGGCACACGGACAAACGAGAGACGGTCCATGCCCTAATTTTTACAACAAAAATCACAGGGGGTTTGGATTCATAATCCAAGTTCCCTTACATTTACCCCATGGAAAACACAACCCCCCCCCAACACGGCATCAAGATATTAAAGGGTGCCAATCCCATTGAGCAAGCGGCCCGGTGGATAACTGACCAAACCGGTGACCCCACGTATGCAATTCAACACCGACTGTTGACCAACGGCATGTACACCTACAAGGTACACGGTGAGATACTTGTCCGGGCCGAGGTGTACGACGTTACCGGCTTGAGTGTACAGGTGTGGTTCAACAAAGAATACCTGAAGGCATGAACGGTTGGAGCAACTTTGCCACGTGGTACGTGTGGGCACACTACGTGTCCGACAACACAGAGTTCTACGTAGACATGGCCGACCTTGACAGGGATGCCGAGGAGGGCACCCAAGCGTACGACTTGGGCCGGGCCATCAAGGAAGAAATGGAGGAGGCCATACGTAGGGATGAGGCCCTAACCGAGAACGGTATAGCGGCCGACCTTGCCGAATGTTTCCTCGACCTGTGTAATTGGTACGAAATGGGCAAGGTGATTGTCCGTGACCTGGTTGAAGAACAAAACAACGACGATGATGAAAACGACTGACGGCCACTTACGTGCGTTCCACATTAAGTACATCGGCCCCACCTGGACAAAGGGTGCCCGGGTGTGTGTACACGACCAACGTAACAACGTACGACGCTACCTTCCCTACGACTACTCCATCGGTGACGTATTGGACCAGGGGTGGGCATTCCTTAAGGCCAAGGGCATTGACCCGGAGTTCTACTGTGAACTCCACCAAGGTGGGCACCACATTCTAACAAGAAATTTCACCGCCCAAATTTTGGGCACCAAACATGAAACTCAATGACGTACTATTCTCACATCCGTTTGGCCAAGGCCGACCTCCGGGAGGAGTTGGCATGGTTAGCCGACCAACCCAACAAACAAGAGCGTGAACTGGCCGTGGCCAAGTGGTTGGGGGTGCTTGAACGGCTTCAACAAGAAATGGAGGGTGATGACCTTGTATGACCGTTTCTACATTGGGTCCCACTTTGTGGGTGCCCTTATTAACGGTGACCACACCGGCCTGACAGACACCGAGGAGGACCAGTTGACCAACTTTTGGGAAGAAGTGTTTGCCTCTACCGGGGCCGTGTACCACACGTGGGACATGCCCGATGACCAAACCGAGTTCGCAAGGTGTGACGTATCACGACAGTGGTCGAACTGCGTGGCCCTTGACCTTTACTGCTAACCCGCCCACATGGGCACAAACCTTTAATCCATGTCATTACAGACAAACCCCCGTGAACGCAAGACAGTCGTTCGCATTGGCCAGAACTTGGCCGTAGCACCTAACAAGGTGGAACAACCACTGCTCCACGTACAACAGGAACTCAACAACCTGTTGGACCTTCAGACCCGACGGTTGGACAAATTGGGTGACGACTCACCCAAACGTGCGGCCCTGGAGGAAAGCGTACAAACCTTGTTGAACCTTTGTAAGGCAACGGAGGCCACACGTGAGGTTATCAAGGACGCGGTGGGGCATTTGGCCGTAACGTTTAAGAACGAGGCCGTATGAACCCCCAAATCGCCTCCAACAGGTTGTGGGAAGTCATCAACACCCTTGAGGACCGTTCCGAAACCGGTTACGACGTGATGAGGGTACGTGAGGCCCGGCAAGCGTTGAGGTACTTGGAAAACTGGATTCTCCCACAAGATGAATGAAGACAAAGACCCCCGAGACATGGACCCACTTGAGGCCATACGTTGGCACCTGTTCTTGGCACAGTGTGAACTGAACGCCATTGGTGAAGTGTTGAAGGCCCTTAAAAACGAAAGAACATGAGTTACCACATGGACGAAATGAGGAACCAGGTTGCCGGTATTGGCCACTCTGAACGGTTCCCAGTCAACACCATGGTCCAAGGACTTTGGCAACACGAAGAAAGGGACCTTGAGGGGTGTGTACAGTGTAAGATTGAAGGTGTTGACCGCATCTTTAGTTGGGTTCCGGGATTTGCCAACTTTGTGGCCCGGCAACCTGAACACGGCATGACCATCACCGATGTCAAGTACATTGGTGACCCCCTGTCCATCTACTCCCGGATGGTACGGTACATGACCGGGGAAAGCACCCCGGAGGAAGACAAATCCATTGACTACAAGATAAACAGTAAGAGGGCACCCCTCTACAAAATTCAGAACCCATGATAGAAACAAGCGTGACCAACCTTCAGTTCAACCACGAATGGACCTCCTCCCGTGGGACGGCCATGTACACCTTCGACATCGAATTTGCCGACGGTACGGGTGGACAGGTGAACTCAACCAGTAACAACCCACCGTACACCATCGGTGACACGGTGTGGAAGGAACAACAGGGCACCACCCCCAAAGGTGACCCCAAGTTCCGAGTCCAAAAAACAAACCCCAACCAATCCTTCCCGAAAACAGGTGGGGGGTCCTTTGTGTACACCAAACCCAAGGGAGACACCGTTGGGGCACAATGGGCAATCAACTGTGCCCGTGAGGTGTTGTTGGCCCAAGGGGAAGAAGTAACACCCGACACGTTGGAGGCCATGGCCCTGGCATTGGTGTCGGTACGTGATAACATTGTAAACCAAACGTCATGAGTACATCTGACTTCAAGGACTACGTACGACGGTTGTACGGGTCCCAAAAAAACATGGCACAGGCCTTGGACGTGTCCCAAAACACGGTCACGAACTGGGTTAAGAAGAACCCTTACCCCATGTTGAACCATGCCGGTGCCATCATCCGGGATTGTAACACCACACACGTTGAACTCAACAGTGAGGTGATAGCACATGGGTTGTACTTGGAGAAGTTGGCCACGTGAAACGTGACTTCTTTTTTAACTGTGAGTGTGCCGAAAAGTACGGGGTGAGTGGGGCCGTTGTGCTTCACTCCCTCGTCTTTTGGGTGTACCGGAATGCTCTGAACGGTGACAACACGGTAGACGGCAAGACATGGACGTACAATTCCCTGACGGCCTTTACCACCCTGTTCCCGTTCTTCAGTCGTGACCAAATACGTCGCATTCTCAAAAATTTGGAGAAGGACGGGGCCATTGAAACGGGGTGCCACAACCGTGTGGGATTTGACCGCACCAAGTGGTACACCATCACCAAGACCGTGGCCGACATCTACCAAATGGAACTTCCACAACATGGATTTGGCAAAATCACCAAACCCAAGGGGCGAAAACGCCAAATGGAAGTGGCGGAACCACCCAACCAATACCAGTTACCTACAACAGGTGATAAACCAGTTACTGACCAAATAGTGTTACCATGGGGTGATGATGCCTTCAAAGAGGCCTGGGCAGACTGGAAGGCCGAGCGGAAGGCCCACAAACGTCCGTACAAAACACCCAAGGCCGAACAAACGGCTCTGAACCAACTTTTCAAGCAAACAAATGGAGAACTCCAACACGCCCTTGAGGCCATCAACGACGCAATCGCAGGACAGTGGCAGGGCATCCACGTTAAACACAAACCAAAACAACGGGGGTTTGACAACAGGGCCATCGACCTTGACACCGTCCACCGTCGCGCTAATTCTTGGGGGAAGTGACACCAAGAGGGACATCATGAGGGGCCTAACGGTTGCCCAGGCCTGGCAACATGGTTCCAACCTACGAAGCGCACTTCGTAAACGTGGTGACGACGACAACACCCCTCAAGCCGTGTGGGCATGGGTTAACCTTGAAATCAGCAAACTGGCCAAGGAACTGAACGCCAACAACACGTGGACCACGGCCGACGAAATAGCTGATGCCACGGACCTATTGATAGAGGAGTTCCCGGCCCTAAAAATTGAGGAGGTGGCCCTTGTGTGCAAGTGGTTGAAGTCGGGCAAATTGATGCCCAAGTTGTACGGCACCTTCAAGACCAGGGAACTCATTGAGGCCTTCAGACAGTACGAAGGGGAACACCGTGCCCCTGTATTGGAACAGGCCCACCGTGTGGTTGACCCACCACAATGGAGGAAGCGTAGTTCGGCCAACGCGGGAGACAAACCGTTCAGGCCTATATTGGGCAGCAAGGAGGACCTACAAGCCCTCGGAATATGGCCCAAGGACTCATCACCGCAGCAACCATCATCGTCTTCACCAACATCGGAGTCGAATACTACGTCAACGAACACGTCCGGGTGAACGACTTGGTGGTGGTTGTCCTGTTAACATTAGCCCTGACTCTTGGTTAAACGTAAACGGAGCAACATTATTCGGCAACTTGACCGGGTGTTCTCACAGTACATCCGGTTGAGTGGTGCCGACCATACTGGGCACGTCCGTTGCTTCACGTGTGGCGTGGTCAAAAATTGGCGGGAGGTCGATGCCGGCCACTTCCAAACACGGTCCAAGTACAGTGTGAGGTGGGACGAGATGAATGTACGCCCGCAGTGCAAGAAGTGTAACATGCTGAACGGTGGCCATCAGTACCAATTTGGCCTCAACCTTGATTTCCACTTTGGAGAGGGCACGGCCCGGTCGGTGATTAAACGTGGCCACGTTACCCGACGGTTCTCGGACGTTGAACTGGAAAAGATGATACGGGAGTACAGGGCAAAAGTCCAAGAACTTTTGTAGTTTGCGGGGTGCTTGAACAGTACATCCAAACAAACTACAACACCCTTGCCAACATTGCCCGCACAATCACCCACAACAGGACCCCCGATTGGGAGGACCTGTTAAGTGAGGTCGTGTTGGTAATTTTGGAAAGTGACCGTGCCCGTATGGAGGCCCTAATTGGCCGAAATCAGATGAGGTATTGGGTCACCCGTATCATGTTGAACCAGTACAACAGTAGCACAAGCCCTTATCATTACAAGTACCGGATGCACACGGTCCGCCACCGTAAAGCAGACCCGGAGATACGTCGTTGGTTGGCCGAGGGGGACCGTGACGAAATACAGGCCCGTGAGGTCATGTTGGAGTACGTTGAGGAGGCCCTTAAAGACATGGACTACTTCGACCGCATGGTCACGACCATATACTACAAGCACGGCCACTCATTGAACACCTTGGCCGCTGAAACCGGTATATCAAGAACCACACTGTACAAAGCAATCAAACGCACACGCCATGCCATTGCAGAAAAACTCAAAGACGCAAAGTAAAGGGGTCGGGGACACCATTGCCAAAATCACCAAGGCCACGGGGGTTGACAAACTTGTCCACGCTATTGTGGGGGACGATTGTGGGTGTGAACAACGTAGGCAAACCCTCAACAGGTTGTTCCCCTACGCCACACCCATGGACGCTGAAGCACGGGCCACGTACGAGGCCACGTTCAACGGGTGGGAGCAGTGGCCGGAGTTTAACCTGGAGAAGCAGAGGGTCCTTGTCACTATGCTTACAACCCACACGGGCCGACGTTACAAGTTGACCAGGTGTGGGTCGTGTGTACGGCAAAACATGAAACAACTGGAAACCATTTACAACAACTCTTGTGAGCAGTAAACCAACCACCATGAAGTTGAGCCAAGTACGGCCCAACCCCGACAACCCACGGTCCATCACCGAGGAGAAATTCCGTTTGCTTGTAAAGTCCGTAAAAGAGGCCCCGTGGATGTTACCTATCAGACCCCTCGTGGTGGACGAAACCAACACCGTACTGGGTGGCAACATGCGCCTCCGTGCCCTACAAGAGGCCGGTGTCAAAGAGGTGCCGGTCTACAAGGTGACGGGCCTCACCGATGAGCAGAAACGTGAGTTTGTAATCAAGGACAACGTAGGTTTCGGTCAGTGGGACTACGACGTGCTTGCTAACGAGTGGCCCACCGACCTCCTAAACGAGTGGGGCATGGACCTTTGGGACCCGTCCGAGGAACCAGACCTTGATGAATTTTTTGAGACGGTGGACGACGAGAAGGAGGGCAAGTTCAGGGTGGTGTTAGATTACACGGAGGCCGACTACAACACGGTCGTGGAACTGTTTAAGAACCACGACGGGTCACGTGAGGACGTGGTGCTACGGTTGCTTCAGGGATGAAGATTTTTTTGGCCGGGTCCGGGTGGGACAAAATTGTGTGGAGACGCAGGGGGTTCTACGACTTCAACCGTCTTGAGTCGTTCTACATCATTGGTGACGAAAGGGAGGACATACACAAGTACAAGGCATTCCTGTTGGACAGTGGGGCCTTCTCGTACATGAGTGGCAAACGTAAGGACGCAACACCATGTGACTGGGATGCCTACATCGAGGAGTACGCCAAGTTCATCAACAGGTGGGACGTACAACACTTCTTTGAACTGGACATCGACGTGCTTGTAGGCCTTGAGGAGGTGGACCGTTTACGGGCCAAATTGGAGAACCTAACCGGCAAGCAAGCAATCCCCGTTTGGCACAAGTCAAGGGGGTTGGACTACTGGAAACGCATGGTTGAGAAGTATGACTACGTGGCCATCGGTGGTATCGTCACCAAGGAAATCAAACGGAGTGAGTACGGCATATTTCACACCCTGTTACGTATAGCGCGTGAGAACAGGTGTAAGGTCCACGGGTTAGGGTTCACCAACCTCAAAACTCTTTTGGATTTCGACTTCTACTCCGTAGATTCGACGTCGTGGTTAGGTGGCAACCGTTTCGGTTTCATATACCACTTCAACGGCCGGTCCCTGGACATGATTAAGCGTAAACCTAACCAAAGGGTGAAGGCCCACCCGGTGGCACACCACAACTTTGAACAGTGGATGAAATTCAACAACTACATAGAATCAATCACATGAAACAGTGTACCGTGCTACTCTCCGGTGGCCAAGACTCTGCCACGTGCCTGTATTGGGCCGTCAACAACTACGACAAGGTCCACACCATGTCCTTCAACTACGGACAATCCCACGCCAAGGAATTGGAGTTTGCCAAGGCCAACGCACAACGGGTTGGGGCCACCTGGGAACTCATCGACGTAAGGGGTACCCTCAAGGGGTCGTCCCTGTTGTCCGACCAGGACCACAACGAGGGCCACACCATGAACAGTGACTTGCCGTCAAGTTTCGTGCCCGGTCGCAACCTGTTGTTTCTAACCATAGCGGCCGGCCATGCCGCCCTCGAAGGTTGTACCACCTTGGTCACCGGTGTGTGCCAAACCGACTTCAGTGGGTACCCCGATTGCAGACGTGACACCATGGATGCCTTGGAGAAGGCCCTGTCATTGGGTATTGGGTTGGACTTTACCATTGAAACCCCCTTGATGTTTTTAACCAAGGCCGAGACGTTTAAACTGGCCAACGACTTGGGGTGCCTTGATGTCATTGTGGAACACACGCTGACCGATTACAACGGTGACATGACCCTCAACGAGTGGGGCCGTGGCCGGTTGGACAACCCTGCAAGTGTACTCCGGGCCAAGGGTTGGGACGAAGCAAAAGAGAAGGGATGGGTCGGGTAGCACTTGTCAGTTGTGGGTCCAAAAAACAGGACCACCCATGCCCGGCCCGGAACCTGTACAACGGGGTCCTGTTTAACAAGCACCGCAAGTGGGCCGACGCTTTCACGGACGACCTTTACATCTTGTCGGCCAAATACGGCCTCATACATGGCACCAAAGTGATTGAACCATACAACCTCACCCTCAACCGCATGAAACGAGCAGACAGGGAGCGGTGGGGCCGTTACGTGGCAAACCAAATCCAAACCACCATCCCTCCGGGGGAGACGTTGTTGTTCTTGGCCGGCAAACCGTACTACGAGAACGTCATTGGACACATCAAACACACCTACGAAATACCCTTTGAGGGGTTGACACTTGGGTATCGTTACCAAACCATCGACAAACACGTGGCCAATGGTCATACGTAAGATTTACCACTTCTACGCAGCACACCGGAACAAAGAGGCCGGGGTGAAGTGTGGCCGCCTACATGGGCACACCTACGACGTGGCCGTCCACGTGGCGTTCCCTAACTTTGACGGTGACGTGGCCATGCTATTCAGTGACATTGACAAGGTGGCCGAACCAGTCATCAAGTCCTTTGACCACTACCTTATCCTCGACAGTCGTGACCCCTTGGTGCCCTTGCTACGGTCGTGTCACGAACCATTTGTGGAAGTACCCTTTGCCACAAGTGCCGAGAACATGGCCCGCCACATTGCCCACCTGTTGGAGGACCAGGGGTTGACGGTGGCCCGTATTGAGTTAGCAGAAACCAAATCCTCAACCGTTATCTATGAACCTTCCCATCAGTGAAATTTTCTACTCCCTACAAGGGGAGGGTGCCCGTACCGGCACGGCCAACGTGTTCGTCCGTATTCAGGGGTGTAAAGCAAAGAACGCTTGTTACGCCATGGGCATCAAGTGTGACACCGAGTTTGAGAGTGGTGTGGACATGACCCTGGACGAACTGTTGGGTGTTATCCAACGTATTGGGGGCAAGTGTCGCAACATTATTTGGACAGGTGGTGAACCGGCCGACCGTGTGAACGAGGACGTGGTGGCGTACTTTAAGCGTGAGGGGTACTATCAAACCATAGAAACCTCCGGCCTGTTCCCAGTGGCCGACGGGTTTGACTTTGTGTCGGTATCACCCAAGGTGGCCGAGCATGTTGTGGCCAAGAACTTCACCCACGTCGATGAGTTACGGTACGTCAGGCACTACGGGCAAGCAATTCCCGAGCCGTCCATCACGGCCGACTACCTATACCTTTCACCCCACTTTGATGGGTACGACATCAACCCCGACAACCTCAAACACTGCATGGACCTGTGCCTTGCTAACCCCTTGTGGCGGTTGTCCGTACAAGACCACAAACTATGGAACATCCTTTGAACGTAACGTGGGCCGACATACGGTCCAAACTGGCCGAGGTAACGGACCCCGAGAAACGGTATTGGGGAGTCCCCCGGGGTGGGGAGATTTGTGTCAACCTGTTACCCACCACCATGATAGCAGAAACACCACAAGAGGCCGACGTAATCATCGACGACCTTGTGGACAGTGGGCACACCCGTGACATGATGGTGGGTTTGTACGGCAAACCCTTTGTCGGCTTGTGGGACAAACAAACGGACCCCGACTGTAAAGGACGTTGGATTCAGTTCCCTTGGGAACATGAGGCCGAAAGGGACGTAGAGCAGCACATGGCCCGGGTGATACAGTCGTTTGACGACATCAACCGTGAGGGCCTACAAGACACCCCACGACGGTACATCAAGTTCCTGTCCGAGTTTCTACAACCACCGGAATGGACGTGTACCACGTTTGATGCCGAGGGGTACGACAACATGATTGTGCAAACCAACATTCCGTTCTACTCGTTGTGTGAACACCACCTTGCCCCATTCTTTGGGCATGGCCACATTGCGTACATACCAAACAAACGCATCGTCGGACTGTCCAAGTTGGCCCGTACTTTGGAAACCTTCTCACGACGGTTCCAAAATCAGGAACGTATCACCAACCAGGTGGCCGATTTCCTCATGAACGAGTTGGACCCCCTTGGGGTGGCGGTGGTATTGGAGGCCGAGCATCTTTGTATGGCCATGCGTGGGGTGAAGAAGCCCAACACCAAGACCCGCACGTCCAAGTTGACGGGGGTGTTTGAGAAACAGGCCGAAACACGTCACGAGTTCCTTATATTGACACAGTGATGGCCAACAAAGCAAAACAGGAAGCGGTACTCCAAGCCCTCGTCAAGACGTTGGGTGTGGTGGCCCCGGCCTGTAAAAAAGCCGACGTGAGCCGGACACAGTTCTACGAGTGGTGTAAAGACCCCACCTTCAAGGCCAAGGTGGACGAGATAGCGGAGGAAGCACTGGACTTCGTGGAATCACGGGCCTTCAACCTGATACAGGACGGGTCAGTCCCCATGACCATCTTCTACCTAAAAACAAAGGGCAAGAAACGGGGCTACGTAGAGTCCCAGGAGGTCACCATCACCGACCCGTCGAAACGGCCGTCGTGGTATGGGTCAGACGATTAAACAACCCAAGACGTACTACGATGCCACAACGGCCCCCAAGGGAACCCGTATTCAGGTTCACCAAGGGGGAACACGTAGTGGCAAGACGTTCAGTCTGTGCCAAGTCATCATCCAATGGTGTTGGGAACACCAGAACAGTGGTTGGGTGTTCACCATTGTACGTAAGACCATGCCGTCCCTACGTGCTTCGGTGATGCGGGATTTCATGCAAATCTTGGAGGGCGAAGGGTGGTACAACGTGGACAACCACAACAGGTCCCAAAACACGTACCACCTGTTCGGCAACCTTGTCGAGTTTATCAGTGTTGACGAGCCGTCCAAGGTAAGAGGCCGGAAACGCCATGTCTGCTACCTAAACGAGGCCAACGAAATGACGTTGGAGGACTTCCGGCAACTGAATTTAAGAACCAGTGAAGTCATGTTGTTGGACTACAACCCGTCCGACTTCTTCAGTTGGATATACGACGAGGTGATTCCACGTAACGACTGTGCCTTCTTCCAAACCACCTACAAGGACAACCCATTCTTGGACCCGGCCATTGTTGAGGAGATTGAACGGCTCAAGGACACCGATGAGAACTACTGGAGGGTGTACGGCCTTGGGGAGCGTGGTGTGAACACGAGTGCCGTCTTCCCTGTTTTCCACGAGGTGGATGTCGTTCCCGAGGGTGCCCAGTTTATAGCGTACGGGTTGGACTTTGGTTTCACCAACGACCCGGCCGCCCTTGTGGCCGTCCACAAGATGGGTCACCACCTTTACGTTGACGAGTTGTTGTACCAAACGGGCCTCACCAACACGGACCTGGCAGACCGGTTCAAGACCCTTGTCGAAGGCCGTCAGGAGGTGGTGGCCGACAGTGCCGAACCCAAGTCCATTGAGGAACTGTACCGGCATGGGTACAACGTCAAACCGGCCCGCAAAGGGAGGGACAGTATCAACGTGGGCATCGACATACTTAAAAGACACAAAATACACATCACCACACGGTCCAAGAACATTGTAAAAGAGTTCAGGAACTATCGTTGGGTCACGGACAAGAACGGCCGGCAAATCAATACACCCGAGGCCGGGAACGACCACGCCATTGATGCCCTCCGTTACGTTTGCCTCAACAGGTTAGCGACAAACCGTCGTGGAACATACTACATAGCATGACAATCACCGTTCCCACATCACTGGCCGACATCACCCTGCGGCAATACATGGCCCTCCAAGAGGTTGGTGATGACCACGTCAAACAGGTGTCCATCTTGTGTAACATCCCGGAGGCCGACGTGAAACGTCTAACCAAAACAACCCTCAACGAGATAGAGGCCGTTGTAGGCCATATCAAAGCCGTTGACGAGGAGACATACCCCTTTGTTCGTTTTGTGACGTTAAACGGCCGCAAATACGGTTTCCACCCCAACCTTGATGAAATCAGCGTGGGTGAGTTTGTGGACCTTGAAGCCCTTTGTGCTAACGCTTGGGGCAACTTGCCCGCTATTTTGGCCATACTCTACCGGCCCGTCACCTCCGAGGCCTTTGACCTTTACACGGTGGCCAAGTACACGGGCAACGAGAACCCCGACCCCATGTACACAATGACCATGGACGTGGTGTTGGGTGCCCTCAATTTTTTTTTGAGTTTAGGGGTGGGATTCGTGACGAGTTCGCGGTCCTCTTTGATGGAGGAGGTGGCGAAGGGGGACGGTTAGCGGAGAAGTGGGGTTGGTACCCTGCCATCTACCACCTGGCCGGTGGTGACTTAACCCGTATTGAGGCCGTGACCGACTGTCAAGCTAAACAGGCCCTCACCCTGTTGTGCTACGAACTTGACCTCCATATATCGAAAAGAAACAACGTCGAACAACATGGAGGCAAATAAGTACACCACACCCGTCAGCATTATCACGGCCCTACGTAGTTTCTGCACATCCCACGACCAGGTCAACAAGGTTTACACGGGAACGGAAACCGAAGTAGACCTCAACCTCATTACACCCCTTGAGTGTCCCTTTGTTTTTTTTGGGTTGGGTCAGGCAACCTTTGACAGTGGTGTAACGTCCGTTGACATCGAAATTGTGGTGGCCGACGTGTACCTTCCCATGGAGCGTGACAACCCGGGGGATGACAACAACTTGGAAGTCGTGACCATACAATCCAACACCCTAACCCTACTCAAGGACGTGTTGGCATACCTTAAGCATAACCAGGCCACCGATTTCACGCTTGACCCCATTCAGGCCAACATGACCCTGCCTGTTGTGTGTACACCATTTGCCACCAAGTACAAAGAACACCTCACCGGGTGGTCCGCTACCGTCACCATGGAGGTCGACAGTACAAACGACCTTTGCATTGTGCCCACATGATAGCAATTAAGGTCAACGGCAAAAGTGTACCCCTACCGAGAACCGAGGACGAACTCAACAAGGTTGCAAGGTTGTGGATAAGGAGGGCACGGTACAAACTGGACAACGGCAAACCATTTGCCGCAGTGGCCACCGGCACACTACGCAAGTCCATGAAGGCACACGTGTACATGGACCGGAACAGGCCGACGGCCGACATCACCCCGGACGTACCGTATTGGGAGTTCGTAGACCTTGGGGTAAAGGGTGCGGTGAAATCACCATACCCCCACCAAAAGAAGTCACCTTTCAAGTTCACGTCCAAGATGCCACCACGGTCAGTCATAACGGATTGGATAAGGACCAGGGGCCTACAAGGTAGGGATGCCCGTGGCCGGTTTATCACCCGTGACTCACTGGCCTACCTGATACAACGGTCCATCTACTTCAACGGCCTCCGCCCACGACGTTTCATATCAGACACAGGGGACGCTATTTGGGCCAAGTATGGTGACTCAATAGCCGAGGCCCTGGGCATGGACCTAACGGCACAAATCTAACGAAAACGAACACACAAAAAGATGGCACTCACCGCAGTAGCAACACCCGACTCAAGCACCGTGTACTGTGCTTCAGAACCCATCATCTACCAAGTACACTCAACCAACGCAGGGGAGTCCGGGTTCCGTTTCAAGTGTCGTATCTCCCGTGCGGGGGACCCGACGTACCTCATTGACTTGTCGGTACCACGCAATGGCAACAACGTGGGGGTGTTTGACGTGGCACAGGTGGCCAAAGACACGCTCTACTGGACTGGTGAGGAACTGTTGACCACACTGGGCACGGAGGCCACACAAGGTGACGTGTTCTCGGTCATCCTGTCCTCAAGGTGGTTGGACTCAAGTGGTAACGAACAAACCGAGTCAATAGCGTCGGCCTACTACTTCCACGCCATCCTGTGCAACCCGGCATACCGAGCCAAGAGTTCAACAACCTTTACGGCCGGCCTTCAAGACCCCACATGGACACGCTTCCTCCCACCACGAGACACGTATTGGTACAACCTTACAAACGTCCCACAAACGTGGAACCCAGCGACGAGGGCTTTGACACAGTGGCCATCGGTATCAACCCAACAGAAAGCA